TAATATCATATGTATATAATCAAGAGCGAACGTCAACGCGACAGCGGCGAACAGCTTATATACTCACAGGACTAGAATCTTGTTTATTTTAGAAAAAACCCCTAAATAACATATAAAATAATAATGAGCCATATATTTTGTCATAGCTGCGGAGGCAAGCTTTCTTACAGTCATGCAAAGCCAAATTTTTGTGGAAAGTGCGGACAGCAATTAAACATGAGTGCAACAACTAATATTGCGGCGGCGGCGTCTACGGTTGAAAAGTCAGTAGTTATATCAGAGAATGAAACAGACGCGACATCTGTCCCTCATGTCGCTGATTTCCAAGTCGAATATAGCGCGGGACAACGTTCTGTAACTTTAGGTTCATTAATTGGGGAGCAAACCCCTCCCGATTACCAAAAGAGCAAAAGGGCTCTCTCAGTTAATGAATTTATTGATGAAAAGAAAAAAGAAAGGTGAATATACCTACGAAGATTTTTCGGACATCATAGATGTCGCCATAAAAAAGCAGCAGTATAAGTGGAGGCTAAATGCTGTTAAGTGGTTCGACTTTGAAGACGTAGCTCAGATAATAAAACTACACATATCCAAAAAGTGGCATATGTGGGACCAAGAGCGTCCACTGGAACCGTGGATAGGACGTATTATTTCTAATCAGATGCGGAACCTGATAAGAAATCATTATGGAAATTATGTGAGGCCCTGTTCTAATTGTAAGTTTGCGTTAGGGGAGGGTTGTTCTTTGACAAAGAGCAGAAAACAAGACTCTACCTGCACATCATATTTGAAATGGGAAAAATCCAAGAAATCAGGGCTAGAGTTAAAAACGCCTCTATCTACCGAGGACTTTCCAAAGGAGGTGCAGGGTAGGCCGTATGAGGATTTTGATTTTGGTTCTTCTCTGAAAAAGCTTAATTTTTATATGGAGATCAAGTTGAGCAATAATCACTACGTTGCCTACCGCATGTTGTATTTTGAGGACAAGACCGAGGAGGATGTGGCCCGTTTTATGGGATATAAGATATCACCCCAAAAAAGCAAGCTAGGATACCGCCAAGTTAAAAACCTTAAGAAAAAGTTCCTAGAGTTAGCTTTAGAAATTTTAAAAGAGCAAGATATTATAAAAGATGGACCTGAGTAAAGAACAGAAGGATTTTTTGCGAGAAAACGCCGCTCGGATTCCAGATTTAATCGACTTAACGAGACAGTGTTTCAATAGGAGTGATTTAGACGGTCGTTCGAAGGAGGGGAGAGCAGTAAGAAAATTCTTGGCCGATAATTCTATAGAATATAGGACGAGGGAGAAGCTTCCTGTCGAGGCAGTTGAGTTTACCCAAGAGCAAAAGGATTTTATTCTTGATCAGGCCAAAGACGGCCTTTCTTCTTTGGGGATTGCGCGGATCGTTTTTCCTGATCGCCAAGTAGGGCCGTTAAGCGCAGAACAAAGAGCGGTGCTCGCAACAATTAGAGAAGTAAATCCAGACATTATGCCATCTCAAGATAGCGGAGCATTGACTTCATACATTCCACCGAAGGCTGTTTCCCGAATCATCAAAAAAATCAATGATGCTACTGGAATTGGATTAGAAGAGGCAAAAATCAACAGACAAAAACAAATTTGTATTGAAAGGCTTATGGTAAATCTGTCGAATTCTAGATTTCTTAAAATCATTAACAACTACCTTAATGAAGGGGACAGAGTGTTGTTCGAGCATGAGTTCATTCGTTTGACTTGGGACAAACCTGATTTAACGGCGGATGAGATTAATTTGTATTTAAATGTCTGCAAGGAGGTGATTAATTTGGAGGTAATTAGCGGCAACCTTAATAAATTAAATAACATGTTTGATGAGGCTGACGAACAGGCGGAAATGTCTATACGTCTTGCTGAAATCATCAAAGCAAAGAGTTCGGAGTATCATCAGTGCGAAACTCGCATCGAAAACCTTACGAAAAAACTTCAGGGTGACCGTGGCGAGCGAATGAAGAAAATGCACAAAGAAAACGCTTCGTTTCTCGCTATCGTCCAACTTTTCCAAGAGGAAGAGGAAAGAAAAACGATGATAAGGATAGCAGAGATGCAAAAAGAAGCAGTAAAGCAAGAAGCCGAAAGATTAGAGGGAATGGCAGAGTGGAAAGCAAGAGTTTTAGGAATTGGTCAACAAGATGTCTTATGATTGCAAAGAGTGTGGGGATTCATTTGATTCTTTAAGGAGTCTCCACGCACATATAAAAAAACACGGGAAGTTTCTCGGGGATTACTATGTGGAGTATTTCGCACGAAGAGATAAACTAACACAAGAGCTTCTCCCATTTAAAAAATACGATCAGTATTTCGCTGCTGACTTTCTCAATAAGGACAATATGGAAAAATGGTGCGACAAGGCACCTTACGAAGAAGTCAAAGAATACATAATAAAAACCCTAGGACAAAAAAAAGAAGACAAGAAACTAAAAGGAGGACCACCCTCCGTTTATTTGCAAACAGCAGAAATTCCCGATATAGACGTATGCAAGAAGGTTTTCGGAAGCTATGCCAAAGCCTGTAAGGAGTTAAGCATGGTCCCGATGCTGGCAGGACAGCTACCAAGTGAATTTAAAAACGATTACTCAAAAACAACTATCCTTGTGGATACAAGAGAGCAGAGGCCCTTGTCTTTCAGGAATTCAGAGTCCCTTAAGTTGGATGTGGGAGATTACGGAGTTGGGGGAGATTTATATGACTATACATTCGTGGATAGGAAATCATACCAGGACTTCTGTGCAACTATAACCCACAGTTATAACCGATTTGTAAAAGAACTTAAAAGATGCAAGTCTTTGGGGTGTTATTTATTTGTGGTAGTGGAAACCTCTTTCGGAGACATGGAGGGGGAGAATAGGCGGGGGTATAAAACGTTCAATCTTGATTATGTCTACCATATGATGAGACAGATCCAAGCTGAGTATTCTGATTGCTGTCAGTTTATATTTAGCGGCTCGCGAGAAAAAAGCGAAGAGCTTGTGCCTAAGATTCTTGTTTTAGGAACGAAACTCTGGGAAGTAGACGTTCAATACTTTTGGGATAAACAAATTAAAGATTATGGCGTGGATAGAAGGAAAACAAAAACTAAGTCGAGAGTTCAAGGATATAAACCAGTTAATTCTAGGCGAAGAGGGATATTTAGAGGAAACTGAGGCGAAGATTTTGCTTTATAAGTTTCTGAGGGAAAATCCTTCCTTTGCTTGTGAATTGTTTACTGGTGTTAAGCTATTCCCTTTTCAGCACATGGCTATTAAGGCTATGATGGACTCTGACTACTTTTTGGGCATCTGGAGTCGAGGAATGTCTAAAAGCTTTTCTACGGGTATTTTCGCGCTTCTAGACGCTATTCTGAACCAAGGTGTCCAGATAGGTATTTTGTCTAAGTCTTTCAGACAGTCAAAAATGATCTTCAAAAAAATAGAAGACATATCTAGAAGCCCCAAGGCCACCTTTTTTGCTCAATGCATAACTAGGGTTTCTAGAATGAATGATGAGTGGGTGATGGAAATTGGTCGGAGTAGTATTCGCGCCCTTCCTCTTGGGGACGGTGAAAAACTTAGGGGTTTCCGCTTCCAGCGCATAATTATTGACGAATTGCTTTTGATGCCCGAAAAGATTTATAATGAGGTTATTATCCCTTTCTTGTCCGTGGTGGAGAACCCTACTGAGCGCCAAGAGGTTTATGATTTGGAAACCCAGCTGATCGAAAAGGGTAAAATGAAAGAAGAGGAGCGAAGGACTTGGCAGGGCAACAAAATTATTGGTTTGTCCTCCGCTTCTTACAAATTCGAATACCTTTACAAGATATATCAACAATACGAGGCTTTAATTCTTAACGAGAACAAGCAGGACGGGGCACATCGAACCATTATGCACTTTAGTTACGATTGTGCGCCCGAGCAACTTTATGATCAAAATCTGATTAGCCAATCTAAGGCTACAATGAGTGATGCACAATTTGAGAGGGAATTTGGAGCGATATTTACAGATGACAGTTCGGGCTACTTTAAGGTTAGTAAAATGGCCAGCTGCACCCATCCAGATGGAGAGGGTCAGTGCGTAGAGGTGCATGGTAATCCAAAAGACGAATATATTTTAGCCTTTGACCCTTCGTGGTCTGAAAGTGAAAGTTCTGACGATTTTGCGATGTTACTTATCAAGCTTAATAAGGATACAAGGAAGGGAACTGTGGTTCATGGCTACGCTTTGGCGGGAGCTAATTTAAAAACCCACATAAAGTATTTAGCCTTTGTTTTGACTCACTTCAACGTGGTAGCAATCGTAGGCGATTACAATGGCGGTGTCCAATTTATCAACTCCTGTAATGAAAGCGAGATCTTTAAAAAACTGAATATCCACTTGGGTGTTATTGAGGCTGAATTAGATAAGGCTCAGGATTACGAAAAAAACCTTCGCAAATTAAAACATCAATATAATCTTAGCGCAAAAAACATTGTCTTTTTAAGAAAGCCAACTTCCCAGTGGATTAGAATAGCAAATGAATCCCTACAGGCAGCTTTTGACCGCAAGCGGATATTTTTCGCGGGAGCAGCCATGAATGATGACTACCATATTCAGCGAAAGGCAAAAGTCCCGATTAAAGATTTAAAATTTATTCAAAACGATCCTAATGAAAAGGGCACTGTTGGCGCAAGAATGATTGATTTCGTGGAACACCAGAAGGATATAATGGATTTAATTAAGGTCCAATGTGCCCTTGTCCAAATTACAACTTCTTTACAGGGAACTCAAAGTTTTGATCTTCCCTTGAATCTAAGAAAACAAACAGGTGCTGGCAAGGCCCGCAAAGATTCCTATTCTGCCTTGGTTTTAGGCAATTGGGCGATGAATGTTTTTTATGACATGATGTCTGATGATGTGACTGATATCCAAACTACCTTTACTCCAATGTTCATTTCTTAACTTTTAAAAGTTGAAAGTTAACTTTGGGGTGTAATATGGAATACATTCCATGGCTAAAAGAAAATATACCAAACGCTCAGAATATTGGAACCAATTTGATGCTAATGAGCACCCCTCTCTTCCCCCAAAAGAAGAGATGACGCCCGAACTTTTAGGAGAACCCTTCTATACTTCGACCGCCTCCTATGAATATATTTCTAAGGCGCGGCGACAAGCAATGACCAATCAAGGTTTTAAGGGATCGCGGACCAACAGGGTGGCTTACAACAACCCGAAAGATAGATTTTCTAGCATTAGAGTAGGAATGCTTCCATATGAGTATGCCTCTGATGGAGTTACGGCTAGAGACGGTATTGAGCTGTGTCAAAAAGCTTACGCAAATGTAGCAGTTTTTAGAAATGCTATAGATATAATGTCGGAGTTTACCAACACCGATATTTATTTAGAGGGTGGGAGTCGCAAAAGCAGAGAATTTTTCTACGAGTGGTTTAAGAGGGTTAATATTATTAACCTAAAGGACCAGTATTTCCGCGAATATTACAGGAGTGGCAATATCTTTCTTTATAGAATAGATGGAAAATTCAAAGCCGAAGACTATGCGAAATTAATAAACCAAGTGGGGTCCATAAATGCTTCTACAAATAAAATTCCTCTTCGATATGTTTTGCTCAATCCTTTTGATGTTGTAGCTAGAAGGGCCACGACTTTTACTTATGGAGGGGCTTACCAAAAAGTTTTATCCGAATATGAAATAGCTCGTCTCGCTAGCCCCCAAACAGATGAAGATTTGGCTATTTTCCAAGGACTCGACCCCGAGGTTCAGGGGATGATACGAGACGGTTCTTATTCTGGGGTGGGCATCCACATGAATTTAGATCC